AATGGCATATCCTACTGTTGACAAGCCGTATGGCTTGAAGCCGATCAATCTGATCGGTGGGCAGGTGTTTGCCGGGGCAACGCGCCAGCGTCGTATTGCGTCCAGTGCTTCGAGCATTGGCTACGGCGATCCGGTTCAGTTGACTTCGAGCGGCACTATTTCTGTTTCCACCTCGACGACGACGCCCCCGGACGCTGGCTTTGCCGGTGTGTTCTTGGGCTGCTCGTTCGTGTCCACTGTGACGGGTCAGCCGACCTTCTCGCAGGCTTGGATTTCGGGTACGGCGGTGAAGTCTGGTACGTACGTTACGGCGTATGTGGCTGATGATCCGAACACCCTGTTCAAGGCTGTGGGCGTATCGGCTTCGCTTGTGGTTTCGACCACGAGTGGATTCGTGTACGAAGATATCGGTGCTAACGTTGCATTGGTTGACGAAGCACTGAACACGACGACGAACGACTCGCAGCGGGGTCTCCTGCTGTCTTCGGTTGCGACCACCCGGTCTCTGCCGATGCGTATCGTTGATGTGGTCGAAGACACGGCGTTTGTTTCGAGCGGCACTACCTACTATCCCGAAGTTATCGTGAAGTTCAATGCACCGTACCTCACGAGCGTTTCGTTGATTGTTGGTGGTCACGCTTATAACTGCCCGGTCGGCGTTTAATAAGGGAGTTCTAAGAAATGGCTATTTCACGCGCACAACTGCTCAAGGAACTCCTTCCGGGTTTGAACGCCCTGTTTGGCCTTGAGTACAAGTCCTATAGTGAGGAGCACAAGGAGATCTACGCTACTGAGACCTCCGAGCGTTCCTTTGAAGAAGAGACGAAGCTGAGCGGATTCTCCGCTGCCCCGGTCAAGTCCGAGGGTGCCGCCATTGCGTACGATAATGCGCAGGAAGCTTGGACAGCTCGTTACAGTCACGAGACCATCGCTCTCGGCTTCTCCATCACGGAAGAAGCGGTTGAAGACAACCTGTACGAGTCGCTCAGCAAGCGCTATACGAAGGCTCTTGCTCGTGCTATGTCGTACACGAAGCAGGTCAAGGCGGCTTCCGTTCTGAACAATGGCTTCTCGTCCAGCTACGTTGGTGGCGACGGTGTGGCCCTGTTCAGCGCGAATCACCCGCTTGTCTCGGGCGGCTCCAACAGCAACCGTCTGACTGCGTCGGACCTCAACGAAACTTCGCTTGAGGCCGCTGTCATTCAGATCGCTGCTTGGACCGACGAGCGTGGACTGCTCATCGCGGCGAAGCCTCGCAAACTCATCGTGCCCCCGCCGTTGATGTTTACTGCGAAGCGTCTCCTCGACACGGAGCTTCGTGTGGCGACTGCGGACAACGACATCAACGCTCTCAAGGCGATGGGGTCGATTCCGGAGGGCTACACGGTGAACCACTTCTTGACCGACACGAACGCGTGGTATCTGACCACGGACGTTCCGAATGGCATGAAGCACTTCGTGCGTACTCCGCTGGCAAATTCCATGGATGGAGATTTCGACACGGGGAACGTCCGTTACAAGTCCCGCGAGCGCTACAGCTTCGGCTGGAGTGACCCGCTTGGCATGTTCGGTTCGCCCGGTTCGTCCTGATAAATCAGTAACTTACGCTGATTGGGAGGGGGGCTTCGGCCCCCCTTCTTTTTGTCTTGACCTTTTGGAACCCTCTAAGTACCATTACCTGTATCGTAACTCACAGGTGGCTGATGGACACTTCAACCCTGCCTAAGTCTCGTGTCGAAGCCAAGGCTATGGGGGCTAAGCATTACTTCACTGGAGAGCCGTGTAAGCACGGCCATGTTGCCCCCCGCAAGGTGAAGGGAGCCTGCACTGAATGCTTAAGGGTTGACTCGGAGAAAAGAAACGTAACCCGTGCGGAGTACTTCCGGCAGTACAACCGGTCCGAAATAGCCAAACAAGCTAAGCGGGAGTACTACGAGAAAAACCGTGGTGCAGTAATTGCTCGGGCGCAGGCCCGGCCTTTATCGGAAAAAAGGAAATACCAGAAGGCGTGGAAAGACCGTAATCAACTCTGGGTCCGTGCCGACACCAAAGCCCGGCGGCGCAAACACCGCATAGCAACCCCCAAGTGGCTTACTCGTAGGCAGAAGAGCGAGATTCGGCAGCTTTATCAGATCGCCATGACGATGACCAAGACCACCGGGGAGCAGTACGTTGTGGACCATATTGTCCCCCTCCGCTCTGAATTTGTATGTGGCCTCCACGTCCCTTGGAACCTGCGCGTCATTACCCGCGAAGAGAACCTTGCCAAGTCAAATCAGGTTGTTGACACCCCTTTGGATACGGCGTATACAGTGTACGTTCCGGGGTAATTTTAGCGTAGCAGACAGGCCCGGCTGACGACATGCAGACTGCTACGCTACTTGCATGTAAGGAGTATTTTAATGGCTACTACTACTTTTTCCGGCCCGGTTGTTTCGCAGAATGGTTTCTCTGGCGTTGTCGCCTCTGACTCGGCTGTCATTACCAACCTGCTTTGCACCACGCTCACCATTGGCAGCACCACGCTGACCACGGGTTCGGTTTCGGGCACGGTGTCGGTTCAGTCCGGACGCATCCCGGTTCTCATCGGTAGCACCACGCTTTACATCGGTCTGTACGCCAGTCTCGTCCCGTAAGGATTTCGTAGGGGGGCGGTAAGCCCCCTTCATTCATTACAGGAGACTTAGGATGGGTATGCAAACAGATGTCCTTGCTAGTAAGGTCGCCACTTCTGCTGGCGACATGCTGGATCAAAATAGCCTTGTTATTGGTCGCTCTCGTGTAAAGGCGATTTACATCGTCCCAGATAGCGGCGCAGGCACCGTGACGTTCTATGACGGTGGGGCAAGCGGCCCGGTCAAGATTGCAGTGAACACCAAGGCGAGTTCCACTGCGCCGGACTACGTGCTGTTGCCCGGTGAGGGTCTGCTTTTCCAGACCAGCATCTACATCGTCCCGTCAGCCGTTATCTCGACGATGGTGATTTATGGCTAAGACCCCTGCTTGGCAACGGAAAGAAGGCAAGAACCCGGCTGGCGGCTTGAATGCCAAAGGTCGGGCTTCTTATAACCGTGCCAACCCCGGTAAGCCGGGTCTAAAGCGTCCTCAGCCGGAAGGCGGCGCTCGTAAGAAATCATTCTGTGCCCGGATGTCTGGGATGAAGCGCAAGCTCACGAGCGCCAAGACGGCTAACGACCCTGATAGCCGGATCAACAAGTCGCTCAGGGCATGGAAGTGCTGAGATGCCAAGCAAGTCCAAAGCACAGGCAAATCTGATGCGGGCAGCCGCCCATAATCCAACCTTCGCTAAAAAAGTCGGGGTCCCGACCAAGGTGGCGAAGGAATTTACCAAGGCCGACAAAGGTCGTAAATTCAGGAGTAAATTGAAATGATGAACATGAAGATGAAGATGAAGGCGAAGAAAGGTATGAAGGACAAGATGGGTCGCGCTATGTCGATGCGTGGCGACATGGCTGACAAGATGGGTCGCGCTATGGCCAAGCCTATGGGCATGAAAATGGGCGGTATGGCCTACTCTAAGGGCGGTTCCGCTTCGAGCCGTGCTGACGGCGTTGCCAGCAAGGGCAAGACCAAGGGCAAGATGGTCAAGATGGCCTACGGCGGTAAGTGCTAATGGCGAGTGCGAAACGACTCCCTAACGAGGCTATGCCTCCGCCGGATAGTGAAGACCGCCGGGAGTTCTTGAAGGAGGTTGCGGCCCAGCGTCGTGCTGAAGAGGCGGCTGCTGCTGAGCGCCGTCGCAGGGCTGCGGCGCGTGAGGCTTCTTCGTCCGATGCGAAGTTGGAGCAGGCTGCTGAGGATGAGGAGCAGGCGATGAAAGATAAGCAGTCGAAAGACGCTTATGAGCGTGTTAAGCCTAAACCGTTCCGTAAAGGCGGTATGCCTGACTTGACCGGCGACGGTAAGGTGACCCGCGCTGACGTTCTCAAGGGGCGTGGCGTGTTCAAGCATGGCGGCAAAGTTAAGAAGTACGCTTCTGGCGGCTCCGTCTCCTCTGCGTCCAAGCGGGCTGATGGCATCGCCGTCAAGGGCAAGACTCGCGGGAAGTTTGTCTAATGATGCCGTCGCGTGGTATGGGTGTTATGGCTCCTAGCAAGATCCCCCGTGCCAAGCGTCGTGGGGACGACAAGCCCGTGATTGGTACGGGTGAGCCGATTCGTCATGCCGAGGGTGGCAAGGTGAAGAGCAAGGTCAATCAGGCCGGGAACTACACCAAGCCGGGTATGCGCGAGAGCCTCTTCAAGTCCATCAAGTCCCGTGCGGTGCAGGGTACTGGCGCAGGAAAATGGAGCGCGAGGAAGGCACAGTTGCTTGCCAAGAGCTATAAGGCCAAGGGCGGGGGATACCGCGATTGAAAGCCCCACAACAATCCCTCAAGGCTTGGGGGCAGCAGAAATGGAGAACGAAAAGTGGTAAACGATCTTCTGACACGGGTGAAAGATACCTACCAGAGGCTGCGATTAAAGCTCTCAGCCCTGCTGAGTACGCCCGAACCACCGCCGCCAAGCGAAAAGGTAAAGCGCAAGGCAAGCAATTCGTCGCGCAACCCAAGGGCATTGCTGCTAAAACGCGCAGCTACCGCCAAGCGGGTAAAGGATAAAAAGTAAATGGCCGACAAAACTACAGCCACAACCGAGTTCAACCTTGATCTTAATACGATCATTGAGGAGGCTTTTGAGCGTTGTGGGGCTGAGTTGCGTACGGGCTATGACTTCCGTACCTCTAAGCGCAGCCTTGCCTTGTTGTTCATGGACTGGGCGAACCGGGGTATTAACCTTTGGACGCTTGAGACGGGCACGCAGACCCTAACCTACAACCAAGGCACGTATGACCTTCCTGTCGATACGGTTGACCTGCTTGACCATGTGATCCGCACAGGCACGGGAACAAATCAACAGGACATCAACATCTCGCGTATCTCCTCTTCGACCTACCTGTCCATCCCAAACAAGAACGCGACGGGTCGCCCCATCCAAATCTGGATCAATCGGCGTACTGGAGCCACGGGTGCTGATAACGTCATCGTGTACCCGCAGTACACGGTATGGCCGAAGCCTGATAACACGACCACTTGGACGCTCGTCTACACGCGCCTTGTGCGGATGTTTGATCCCGGTGTGGGTTCTAACGGTCAGGATATCCCGTTTCGGTTTATGCCCTGCTTGGTAGCGGGGTTAGCCTACATGCTCTCCATGAAGATTCCGGGTGCAGATGTCCGCACACAGATCCTGAAAGCCCAGTACGACGAGGCTTGGGACTTGGCGGCAGGGGAAGACCGGGAGAAGGCGGCAGTGCGGTTTGTGCCCCGCCAGAGTTTCTTGGGTGGCTACTAATGCCAAATCGGTTTGCAAGTGGCAAACATGCTATCGCGGAGTGCGACCGATGCGGTTTTCGGTACAAATTGCGACAATTGAAGAGCCTCGTCATCAAGACCAAGAACGTGAACATCTTGGTCTGTCCGGAGTGCTGGGAGCCTGATCAGCCGCAGTTGTCGCTTGGGCTGTACCCAGTCGATGATCCGCAGGCGCTTAGGAACCCTCGCCCTGACCTGTCTTACTTCGAGGAAGGCAATAACGGCGCAGGTGGTAGTAGAATGATCCAGTGGGGATGGAACCCGGTAGGCGGGGCAAGTTCGTTTGATGTGGCATTGACCCCCAACACTTTGGCTCCGACCGGTCAGGTCGGGTCTGTAACGGTCGTAACGACTTAGGAGATTGAGATGAAGAACGGTATGCGTAAGGTCGCAAAGGAAGAAGTCGGTAAGCACGAGCGTGCCATGCATGGTACGAAGAAGATGCGTGCTGGTGGCAAGACCAACAGCGAAATGAAGCAGTACGGTCGCGGCATGGCTAAGGTCATGAATCAGCGCAGCCCGATGCGCGGTTCATCTGGCCCGAGGTAAGTGACATGAAGGACATGAGCAAGATCAAGCCGAACACTGACTCGACGGGTCGCAATGGCTATCCTGAAAAGGACGTGAACAAGGGCGTCACCCACATGAAGATGAAAGGTGCCGGTGCCGCAACGAAGGGTACTAAGTTCGTCTCGCAGATCAACTTGGACTTCAACGGTAAGGTCCGTACGGGCTGGTCTCCGTAACGATGAACTACGCTCAGCTATCCACGCTGCTTCAGGATTACTGCGAGTCCACGGAGCAGAGCTTCGTGGCCAATATCCCGACGTTTGTGCAGTTGGCTGAGGAGCGCATCTACAACTCTGTGCAGATCCCGGCGCTTCGCAAGAACGCCACGGGCACGATGACGCAGAATTTTCAGTACTTCTCGCTGCCCTCGGATTGGCTCTCGACGTTCTCCTTGGCGGTCATCGACCCGACTACGGGCGAGTACGAGTACCTGCTGAACAAGGACGTGAACTACATCCGGGCTGCGTATCCGCCGCCCAACAGCACAGGTAAGCCTGCCTACTACGCCATTTTCGATAATGCGACCATGTTGTTGGGGCCGACCCCAAACGTCAACTACACAGCAGAACTGCACTACTTCTACTACCCGCCCTCCATCGTCACGAACTCTACCTCGTGGCTTGGGGAGAACTTCGAGACGGTATTGCTCTACGGTTCGCTCCGTGAGGCGTACACCTACCTCAAGGGTGAGGGTGATATGATGCAGAATTACGATGCCAAGTATCAGGAAGCCCTTGGGCTTCTCAAGCGTCTGGGCGATGGTCTGGACCGTCAGGATGCGTATCGTTCTGGTCAGGCTCGGGTACAGGTGACTTGATGGACGGACACACGGAACTTGGTCAGGTCTTTGTCCAGACGACAGAGAACCGGGGCTATACCCCAGAAGAGATTGCTGAACGGGCGACAACCCGCATCCTTCGCGTACAGACGAAGGAAGAACTGAACCGGGTACTAGTGAAGTACCTGCAAGAAGCGCAGGAGTCCGAGCGGATGAATGTGCGACGGTATTTGAAC